CCCTTTCCCCACCCGCTTCTGCTCGGCAACGCCTTGGCGTATGGCTTGGTCAACATCTTTGGCGAGCTGCTCTTTCTCCTCTTCAGTCATGTCCTGAGCGCCGTCCCAATCGTGCTCGTCCAGCCCACCTCCACCGCCGCCCCCCTCCTGCTGCTCCTTCTTCAGTATGTCAAACACCTGCTTGGTGTTCATCCCTCTGAACCGTGGATCAATCAACCCCATCGGCTGACCACGCATCGGGCCTTTCTTGTACGTTGGCATCGTGATGACTGAGTTCTGTGGATCAGCGTCTATGAGCATCTGATTGACTACGTAGTCACAGGCCATGTTGGCTAGGTTTTTATCCTCTTCATACAGCTTGCGCCACGTGGTGAGCTGGCGGTACATCTTGTGTGCACCTTCGTGAGCAATCACAAAGGCCAGCTCGTTGACGTTTAGCTCTGCGACAAACCCTCGGTCGTACTCCTCGTCTCGTCCGTTGGTTCGTGCAGGTACGGGCAGGTTGTCCACCAGCTTAGTTTTGCCCACCATCAAGATGCCTGAGAGCAGCGCGAACTTGGGGCTACGCATCAGGTTGATCTTTGCGAGCTTTAACTTACGTTCTTCGTTCATGTGTTTCTCCTACACCTCAAAATATATTGATCGATTCACACCCAACAGACCCTCAACCTTGCCCTCCGTGACGAAATCGATATCGTTGTACTCTTCTCCAACACGACAGAACTCATAGCACCAACCCAGTTCGTAATCGCTTGTCAGTTCTTTAAGCTTGTCCATGAACGCCTCGAACTTCTGCACGGACTCGTAAGAGTCGTACCACTTGACGCTCTCACAGTAAAACTTAAACCCTTGTGTGTACTTGCTCTTGAACTCAGTCACACACCCACCCCATTCTTCGTTTGGGAAGTTCTCCTTGAAGAACAGTTTGAACGGTGGATAGTTTTCATTGTCTGCGTAGAACAGCGCAGCCACATCGCTTCTGTACCCCATGTGATTCTCCTCAGAGCAGGTCTTGGTTTTGAGCCACCCAGCGAGCAAACGCACTCGACCCAAACGCAATCTTCTGTTTGGCTGGGTTCTTACTGAGCTGTATGCAAAACACAGCTTGCCACTCAGGCTCGAACCGCTCGATGTACGTCATGAACGCGTCCATAGTCTCCTTGGTCACTTTGCTTATGGCACCGTAAGTAACTACTGAACACGCGCCAGGGTTGTCTGGTACTTGCGCATACTTGGGGTTGTTGATGATGTCATCCCACGATGGGAGCTGGTCGGCGAACGCAATGAACGCCTGAAGGTCTCGACTCGCAGTCTCACCAATAGCACCAGACAGCGCAGCGATCAGCGTATCGTTGTCAATATGTTGTCTGCTCTTGACGATATTGGACGCAGTGTGCAGTGAGCGAGGAGTCACGTACGCCGCTTGGGGCTTACGTGGGTTGAAGATATACGGATTGTCTTTCTGGTCATCGTCCAAGTAAGACGCAAGCACATGCGGGTATCTGTACACAAACGCCATGACCTCGGGTGCAATGTCGCTCTTGCTCGCCCACGTTAGCCACTCTTTGTCATCAGGCTTACGCACAGTCACCGGCACAATACGATTCAACGTATGTGCTTTGAGGCTATCACCGACACCGTCGGTACTCAGGTTGCCAGTCATAAACACTATGGACGGCTGCGGATACTTAGGCAGCGGCACATCACCCAGCCTGGGGTTGGCTTTCTCGAACAACGGGTGCAGCATGTTCTTCACCGGATCAGCACCCTTGGAGAACTCATCGAGCATGATGAGCACCGGCTTGCCCTCCTGCAGCTTGAACCGTGAGTTGGGATAGTACTTAGTTGTACGTGTAGCGTGATCCACCACAGGCATACAGATATCGCCAAGATCCATGTTCGGCACGTCAATGTAGGCATACTCATACCCAAGACTCTCGGCGAGAGACTCAAGCAGACTGGACTTGCCAATACCCGGCTCACCCTGCAACAGGAAAACGGTTTCAGGATTGCTACGAATCAGAGCCGCAGCTTGAGACAGACTAATCGTCTTGCCAAAATTGATTTCAGAGCTTTTTGTCATGGTGCTTTCTCCTTCGCTATGTGCTTACAGCACGTCGTTGTTGTACCAATGATTCTTTACAATGTCAAAGGCTCGTTTCCATTTTTCCTCTTCAGTTACTTGGTCATAGAGTTCTGGCTCCTGTGCAAGTGCTTGTTCGGACGGTTCACCCAACACGCTCATCATCTCTGTCAATACGTAGGTATCCTCAAAGTCATTTGTAGATGTGCGTAGATCATCTGCATCGTGATCCTGCACCCAGAACGAATAGCCAGTCTCCGTGCACTCGACCTCATACGCCCACCCGTTGCCGTAGGACGTGACTAGGTATTTGTCATCGTGTGTTGAGAATGTTGTTGAGTTCATTTCAATTCCTCCGGTAGTTCGATCTCATCGCCGAGGTGAGAGGCGACATAGCAGCGCATGGCTGCAATGAGCATGGTTGGGCCAAACTCCATACATACGGCTGGGCCTTCGATCCGAGTAGCCAGCCACCCATCACCGTGCTCGTCATGCGTCATGGGTTCCAAAGCAATCTCCTCCCGCTCGATGATCGGCCCACCAAAACCCCAATGCTCCGAGGGCGTGTATCGGATGTGGGTGTGCTCGCCAAGGTCAACAAACGTTGCCCAGCCGTTGCGTGATCCACGCATATCAACATAGCAATCTAGGCGCTCAGCTTTCGCCACCGCCCAGTCAAGGGCGGCACCTGTTAGTTCACTTGTTTTCATTCCATCTCTCCTTTGTCTTTACGCAAAACGACAGCAGTGGCACCGAACTGAAGCACGTCTAGGATGGTTCGTGCATCGACCGTCACTGTCAGCTCGTGTGGGTGAGTCTGTGTGTGATGCTTTGAAGTGGTTGGGCTGTGCTTACTTACGTTTTCGTACCACTGCATAGTCGGCAGGTGATAGGCAAACAGAACCCACCATCCGTAACTTCGCACCACATAAAAACTACCTGCGGGGTACGTTTCCCAATCTCCAGATATGTTGTTAGCGCTGAACGGGCAGCGGGACTGCACGAACTCACGGGCGTTGCGATTAGTGGTTCGGATCATTCAAGCTCCTCCAAAATTTTGAATCCACTGGCGTACTCATGTCCGTCTGTGCCGTAGCGAAACCCGCGCACACAGCAGCGATCCCCCAGCCCATAAAAAACAACCACTGGGTACTGCAGTGCCAGGGCTACAGTTGAGTACCTACGCAGCTTGTCGGCATCGGTCTTACCTTTATCGCACCACGCATATACATCCTGCATGTCCATCCGTCTGGAGTTTGGGTATTCCTCCAGTTGCGTAGCCCACAAGTAGCACTCCCACTCCATGCGCTTGTTTATCCAGTGCCGTTGGTTGGCGGCATGGTTTTTCTTTAGTTTGTAGCTCACTTTTCCTCCTGTGTTCTCGTTGCAACTAGCCTGCCCCAGATGTTGTGCACCCGAGCGTGGGGGCTGCAGTAGCGTAGCCAGTCAAGAGCAGCGGCTCGTGTCCAGCATCGAACTCGGGTGCCGTAGTCGTCAGTTACTAGGTACATGGTTGGTTCTCCTTTGCAGTTCCTGCACGTTGTCGATGATTGCCACCACTAATCTGTTCCAACCTCCTTGGGTTTTTGCAAGCTCCAGAAGTTCGTCGAGCGCCATGTCATCAGTGATCGGCAGAGTCTGCGTCTGTGCACCAACGACCTGAGCTAGACGGGCAACGGACACGCGCAGAGCAATCAGACTATCTTTCGAATCCATCTTTAACTCCTTATCTGCTTTTGGTTGGTCTGTTTCAGCATCAGGGGGGCGGATTCATTTGTTACGAATTGGTAGCCTCCTTTGCCATAAGTCTGTATTACGCACCACGTGTTACGTTTCTGGATTGCTCGGGCCTCTCCGCAACGTAAGCAAGTAATTGCCTCTTTGTTATGTTTTTGTAGGGCTGCACGTGCTGGAGGGACGTCATCGGCGCACACTGTGCAACACGATGTTACGTTTGGTATTGTTACGTTTGGGTTTGTTTGGTTTTGCATGGGACTCCTTCGCGTGGATGGGGCAATGTTATGAAGAGCGTTACGTTTACCCCAGAGAGAATGTTATAAAAAGTCGAAAAAAAATTACCGGCAAAAGTGCATGTAAGTGCTTGTTTTTATTATTATTATTATTAAAAGTATATATATAATGTTATAATGTTATGCTGAAAAAAAGTGAGAGAACAGGTAGCGCCCCTACTGTTAGTGTGGGTATTCACTTGGCTAGGGCCACTTTCTGTGCCCGTAAACTCAATTTGACCCGCATAACATTATAACATTGTAACTTTTCAATAAAATCAAGGACTTACGTGAAACGTAACATAACATTAGGTATAACATTGTAACAATGGCATTTGTTACGCTTTTTTGGGCTTTTCGAATACGATTTGCCGCATCCCCGGTGCTGCATGCTTGTTTGTACTACCGTATGCTGTAGCGACTGAAGTCCAGTTCCGTGGTTTGTGTCCGCCGCGCATGTAGGGCTTTGGATGCTCGCCTCCGATTGGTTTGAGTGTTGGACGTACGAACGTACCTGCTTTGACTCGGTACACTTTAACGATTACGGTTTCCATGCTTGCTCCTTCGTTGGTATGTGTTTGTACTACGCCCGGTTTCCTGCGCCACGCACCGGGTTGGCGTCCGTGTCCCTTTCTAACCGCAGACACTTTGCGTGCTACTGTCTTTCCAGTAGGCCTACGTAAGATTCCGGTTGCATACGGACTATCTACGTTGGGGTTTGACCTGCGCCATGCGCTTGTCCTGCATCCGGGTTTTTTGTTGTTATTTCCGTAATCAGTAAGCGAGCCTGCCCCGTCATCGTGGCTGTGAACTCCACGCACCAATGGTTGCTAGTCATTGGGATCGCGTTAGCCTTGCTATGGTTTTAGTAAGGGGTGGGGTGGGTTTGGGTGGGTTATTGTGCTTCGATTACTTCGTTGGACTGCCGGTCATACTCGCTTATTACTTGCTTAGCGAGCCCGTAGTAAAAGGCCTTCTGTCCCTTTGGTTCCTTGCCGGTATCGTCGATCATGGTGACCAACGCACGACAGAAGGACACAAAAACATCCTTGGACACTGGGCCTGAGCCGATGAGAGAGTTCGCAAAAACCGCAGCCGAGCCGCTCAGTTGAGCCGTGATAGCCTTGATGATTGGTCGGTAGGTGCCGTTCGCAAGCCAAGCCATGTAGACGTCGCGTGAGATTTCCTTGCGAGCCGTGGCCGTGGCGAATGCGAAAGCATGCGCGATATTGCCGGTTTTGATCTCGCCCTTTTTGTTGGGCTTTGTCGTCATTGCAAACTCGACAGAACCCGTGGAAAGGCTAGCGGAAAGAGTGGTAAGTGCATTCATGGTAAACTCCAATGGATTAGGGTTTACCCACCCCTTGCTAAAACCATAGCGTCTGCAAATTGTTAAAGCACAGCCCTCCCGTTGACCGACGATAAAACCTTGGCTTGCTGGACGAAAGGGAATTTAACCCCTTGCCAGACGAAGCCCTCGCCAGTCCCCGTGCTACCAGGGAAACCGCCTTTGCGGTATCGGCGTGAACCGATGACCAGAAGGTACCACGAAAAAACCCTTTGGTTCATGTCGGCGTGACAAGTAAACCGTGGTATAAAAAGAAAGGTCGATGATAGTGAGTACTCGCTAACCCCACCGTGGGGGGAGTGAGCACTTACTAACAAAGAGGGGGGGAGGGACCCAATCACTGTGTTCCACTCACTCGATACCCACTTTTAAAAATTTATTTCGTGGTGCACAACCCCCACCCCCTCGTATATAGAAACACCCCCCTATAGGAGTCCCAACCTCCTTTTATTGCTATGGGGTATATATTTCTGTTACAGTCCGCGCATCCCGATACTTTCGGTGCACACATATGCAAACGATTCAACCCACTGCGGATCATCCGTTGCCGTTTGATCTGTCTGATGAAGAAGCTAAAACGCCAAAGGATGCGCTTGCTGTTGCAGTAAACACAGTTGATTTGCTTGAAGAGCTGGGTTCTTCAATTGATTACTCAGCTAATGATGTACATAAAGCCCAGGCCCTTCTAACAGGGCAGGCTAAAACTAGGTCGGTAGCTGTAACCGCAGAGGCTAAAGCCGTTGCTGACTTAGTTCGTAGGCATAACTTTCCATCTTTTGGTGACGCGCTAGAGGCGCGAAACTTCATCACCAATAAACTTCTGCTGCTAGCTGACTGCGGCGACCCAAAGATTGAATTAAAAGCTCTAGAGCTGCTAGGCAAACATTCTGATATTGGGCTCTTTACGGAGCGCAGTGAAGTTACAGTCCATCACACAACAAGTGAAGGGCTGGAGCACAGCATTAAAGAACGTATCAAGCGGCTGCTAAATGCCGATGTTGTGGACGTAACTCCGATTGACGATCTTGATGCGCATCTTGGGCCGGTAGAAGTGATCCCTAGGACGAGCGATGCAGAGTAACGACGTTACTCTCAAAGATATAGAGCAGTTGCTCAACAGCGGAAAGCTGTCCGAAACCGACTTACGTGTGCTTGAGGCTCAGCTAACTAAGCTGGAGCGGCTAAAACAACGTGAACTGTGTCAACACCGGTTCATTAAGTTCGTAGAAAAGGTCTGGCCGACCTTTATTTCAGGTGCACATCACAAGCGGATGGCGTCTGCTTTCGAGCGAGTTGCCTCTGGCGAGTTAAAACGGCTGATTATTAACATGCCGCCTCGGCATACCAAGAGCGAATTTGCTTCTTATCTGCTGCCAGCGTGGTTTTTGGGTAGGTTTCCCCACAAAAAAGTGATTCAGACGTCTCACACAGCTGAGTTGGCGGTGGGTTTTGGTCGAAAAGTACGAAATCTGGTCGATTCTGAGGCGTATAAAGACGTTTTTCCTGGGGTCTCCCTGCAGGCTGACTCAAAAGCAGCTGGAAGATGGAACACTTCCGTCGGTGGTGACTATTTCGCTATTGGTGTCGGGGGTGCGGTGACCGGTAAAGGTGCCGACATACTGATTATTGACGACCCACACAGCGAACAAGAGGCTGCACTTGCAGCCAGCAGCCCTGAAGTCTATGACAAAGTCTATGAGTGGTACACATCTGGCCCCCGCCAGCGTCTGCAGCCGGGTGGAGCTATCGTTATAGTGATGACTAGGTGGTCACAACGAGACTTAACGGGTCAAGTATTAAAAGCTAGCGCTCTCCGTGGTGGTGAAGAGTGGGAAGTTATCGAGTTCCCTGCAATTTTGCCGTCGGGCAATCCTCTTTGGCCACAATTTTGGTCACAAGAAGAGCTGGAAGCACTGCGCGAGGAGCTACCGAACGCAAAGTGGCAGGCTCAGTACCAGCAAAATCCAATTGGGAACGAGAGCGCAATAGTAAAGCGCGACTGGTGGCAGTGGTGGGAGAAGGATGACCCACCTCAGTGCGAATATATCCTACAGACATGGGAGACCGCTTTTGAAAAACACAATCGTGCAGACTACTCTGCGGGCACTACCTGGGGCATTTTCTACCCCGAAGAAGATCGTAACAATCCAAATATCATACTGCTAAATGTTTATAAGAAGCGTGTTGAGTACCCAGATCTAAAGCGCGATGTGTTGCGCGAGTACAAAGAGTATGAGCCAGATGGGGTGCTTATTGAGAAAAAAGCATCTGGAGCGCCTTTGATCTACGATCTACGAGCGGTTGGCGTACCTGTGCAGGAGTATACGCCCAGTCGGGGACAAGATAAGATTGCCCGTCTGAATTCGGTCTCAGATGTAATTGCGTCTCGTAGAGTGTGGGTACCAAGAACCAGTTGGGCTGAAGAGCTAGTGGACGAAGTAGCTTCGTTTCCTTCAGGGGAATATGACGACTTGGTGGACGCAACTACTCTTGCTCTTATGAGATTCAGGCAAGGCGGGTTTATACGGTTACCCAGTGATGAACCGGATGATCCTGTCTTCTTTCGCCGTAAACGCGGTGCCTATTACTAGGAAAGATCATGGCAACCAGCTTGATGGACAAAGGTTTGTACGCTGCACCAACAGGGATTGACCTCATGGAGGATCAGCCTGCGTTAGAGATTGAAATCCAAAACCCCGAGATGGTCACTCTTGCAGATGGCAGTGTAGAGATCACACTGGTGCCGGAAGAAGCCGAGAGTGAAGGTGCGTTTGATGAGAACCTAGCAGAGGTGCTTGAAGAAGGCGAGCTAAACAACTTGGCTAGCGAGCTAGTGGGTCTTGTTGATGCGGATATTAACGCTCGTAAAGACTGGGCAGATACGTACGTTAAGGGTTTAGAGGTCTTGGGCTTTAAGTACGAAGATCGTACTGAGCCGTGGGATGACGCTTGTGGTGTGTATTCCACGTTGCTTGCTGAAGCAGCCATTCGGTTCCAAGCCGAGACCATGGCAGAGACTTTCCCTGCACAGGGACCGGTGAAGACAAAGATTCTTGGTCGTGTGACCAAAGAGAAAGAAGAAGCCGCCATGCGGGTGAAGGCGGATATGAATTATCAGCTTACGGAGCGTAGGGTGGAGTATCG